TCCCAACTGAAGTTGACAAGTACAACTCCCTAATTGCCACTTATGACAATGAGTTCAAGAAATGGGAAGCGCGTACCAAGAAAATCATTAGGCGCTACAGGGATGACACTCGCAGCGCAAGCGGCAATGACACTGCCAAATTTAACATTCTTTGGTCAAACGTCTCTACCCTGATACCCGCTGTATATAGCAAGATGCCCAAGGCTGATGTCAGCCGTAGATTTGGCGACAATGATCCAGTTGGGCGTGTTGCGTCAATCTTAATTGAGCGTGCTTTAGATTTTGAGATTGAGCATTACACCGACTTTAGAAGCACGATGCGCCATGCGGTTGAGGATCGCTTTTTGGGAGGGCGAGGCGTAGCTTGGGTGCGTTACGAGCCGCACGTTACCGAAGTGCCAGGTATGCCAGAGATGCTCGGGAACGATGATGGCCTCCAAGTCACTGAAGACGCAGACGAGGCGGAAAGCCAAGACTTCACGGCAGGCGAAGTTCAGCCAATGGAGCAGATCGAGTACGAATGCGCACCGACAGACTATGTGCATTGGGCTGATTTTGGTCACAGCGTTGCCCGTACATGGGAGGAAGTAACTCAAGTTTGGCGTTGGGTCTACATGACCAAAGATGCACTAGTTGAGCGTTTTGGTGAAGAAGCTGCGCGTAATATCCCTTTGGATAGCGGCCCAGATCCTTTATCAAACTACGCAAGCAACCAAAAAGAATACACCCGCGCTAAGATTTGCGAGTTGTGGGACAAAGAAACCGCCAAGGTCTATTGGTTCAGCAAGCAAGGCAACAAGTTCATTGACGTACGAGATGACCCGCTAGAGTTAGAGCAGTTTTTTCCATGTTGCAGGCCTTTGTATGCAACGATGACAAGCGACAGCCTTGTTCCTGTTCCTGATTTCGTTCTTTATCAAGACCAAGCTAACGAATTAGACATCTTGAGCGACCGCATTGATGGACTAGTGAAGTCTTTGCGTGTGCGTGGTGTTTACGATGCAAGCACACCCGCATTGCAACGATTGTTGACAGAAGGCGACAACAACACGTTGATTCCTGTTGATAAATGGATGGCGTTCAGTGAAAAGGGCGGCTTAAAAGGGTCAATTGACCTGTTGCCCTTGGACACCTTGGCAAATGCTTTGCTGCAATGCTATCGCGCAAGACAAGAAATCAAGCAACAAATCTATGAAATCACAGGTTTGTCAGACATTTTGAGGGGTGCATCGCAGGCAAGTGAGACAGCTACCGCCCAACAGATCAAAGGTCAGTTTGCAAGCCTTAGATTGCGTTCTATGCAAGAAGAAGTGGCGTTGTTTGCTTCTGACTTGATTAGGCTCAAAGCGCAGATCATTTGCACTAAGTTTCAGCCGCAAACAATTTTGCAGTATGCGGCGGCAAGCCAGATGCAACCCGCTGATCAGCAAATGATTCCGCAGGCTTTGCAATTGCTAAAAGACAAGCCTTTGCGCAACTTTAGAATTGAAGTGGCGGCAGACAGCCTGGTTCAATTAGATGAAGCGGCAATAAAGCGTGAGCGCACTGAGTTTATTGGCGCGTTTGCTGGCTTTTTACAGCAAGCCATGCCAGTTGCACAAGCAAGCCCAGAGATGACGCCTGTTTTGATGGAAATAATGAAGTTTGGTATCAGTGCGTTTAAGTCATCTCAAGAACTTGAGGGCGTTATTGACCAGGCACTTGACCAAATTAAACAGAAGATGGCGCAACCACAACCGCCTAAACCTGATCCTGAAATGATGAAGATGCAGGCTCAACAACAGTTGGAGCAGATGCGGATGCAGGCTGATATGCAAATTGCACAAGCCCAAGCGCAGTTTGAGGCGCAGAAACAGCAATTTAATGCCCAATTGGAAAGCGCAAAACTTGAGCGTGAGCAGCAAATGGAGCGTTTCAGGGCTGAGTTGGATGCCAATACAAAGATTCGAGTGGCTCAAATCAGCCATTCAGCGTCTTTGCTCCCAGAAGACATGGATGCGCAACAACAAATGCACGCAACCCTGAATCAAGACTTGCGCGGCATGATTGAAGCAATGATGAACACGGTAAATAATTCTCACCAACAAGTTATGAACAGCCACAACCACAGCGTTGGCACAATGCAAGAAATGCTTAAAAACCAAAATGACAACACCCAAGTCATGAAAAACGTGGCTGATATGATTTCGGCTCCAAAACGAATTGTGCGCGGGCCTGATGGTAAAGCAATTGGCATGGAGGTTATCAAATGATTACAACCACTAAAGGTGAAATACATGAATCTTTGCTTGAGAAGCGTGAAGGTCAAGTAGACACTGACACAGAAACAACCGAGTGGGTTGAATATTGGTTTGAAGGTGAATTGGTACACCGTTCGGTTCATGTAAAACTCAAGCACGCAGCACTTGCTGATGGCGCTGCATCATCTTTCTAAGGAAATAAAATGGCAAATACAACAGCAATGTGTACAAGTTTTAAGGGCGAATTGCTCACAGGAACTCACAACTTCACGCCAAGCACAGGCAACACCTTTAAAGCGGCGTTGTACTTTGCAACTGGATCATTGGGTGCAGCAACCACTGTTTATTCAACAACCAATGAGGTCACGAATACATCAGGCACAGGCTACACGGCGGGCGGCGTTACGGTTACCAATGCGAATGCGCCGGCAACTAGCGGCACAACAGCATATTGGACGCCATCAGCCAGTTTTTCATGGTCTGCTTTGACGGTTACAACGGCTTTTGATGCTGTTTTAATCTACAACTCAAGCGCTAGTAACAAAGCAGTTAGCGTTCACAACTTTGGCTCGCAAACAGTAACGGCTGGCACTTTTACGTTGACCATGCCGACTAACGATGCGACCACAGGTCTTTTGCGTATTGCATAATGGCACAAGGGCCTTGGGGCACAGGTACTTGGGATGATGCTCAATGGGATAGTCTCCCATTAACAGGCAATCAGGCTACGGGCGGCGTTGGCAGCCCTAGTGTTGCCGTTAGCGCCGCATTAACTGGCGTCCAAGCTACGGGCGCAGCAGGATCTGTTACAGAGGCAAGCGTTGAGGCATTAACAGGTGTAAACGCTACAGGCGCTGTTGGTTCACCCGTCAATGGAACAAGCATTGGGCTAACTGGCGTACAGGCTTCTGGTTTGGCGGGTAATGAAAGTGAATCGGTAACTGTTGGCCTAAGTGGGGTATCGGCTACAGGATCGGCTGGATCTTTAACCCCCAACAGTTCAATTGGCATCAATGGTGTACTAGCAACAGGATTTGCAGGCTCGTTCGCCTCAATCTCCAAAACTATTCAACTAACGGGTGTTCAGGCTACAGGTGCGGTTGGCAATGTAAGCCCTCTTAAGCCTATTATTTTCATTGATGATACGCATGATCCTGGCCCTGACAAGCTCAAAAAACAACTCAAACGTGAGCAAGAAAAGAATAAAAAGCGCAGAGACGAAATTATTGCGGCATACGAGCGCATTGTTGAAGGCAAGATACCCGAAGAAATAATTGCGCCTTATGTTGAAACATTTGCTACAATTGCAACCAAGCAAAATGTCACATTGACAGACATTCAGAAAATGTTGTCTAATTTGGACAAAATGCAGTTAATTTGGGACGACCACATCGAATCAGATGACGAGGAAATTTTGCTACTATGAGAACAACTTACGTTATACGTAACGGCGAATTGGTTGAAAAACACAAAGCCAATGATGATATACAAGCTCCTATGATAATGGGCGACATTGCTCCTTATCAATCAATGATTGACGGCTCTATGATCCAGAGCCGAAGCCGACACCGAGAACATTTGAGAGAAAACGGATGTATTGAGGTGGGCAATGAATCAATGGAAACAAAACTCACGGCTCCATCTAATGAGAAAAGGCGTGAGGTGTTGGCTCAACAGTTGGGGAACATGACCCACAGCGAGGCCAATCAAATAATGAATTCATTGCGTGAACAAGCCAATCAGATGAAATACCACAGGAGATAACAATTGGATACTACAGAACCCATTGTCCCAACAGAAGCGCCCGACAATCGCCGTGAGTTGCTTTCACAACAATTTGATGAAGTAGCTGAACCCGCAAAGTTTCAACGTGACGATGCAGGGAAATTTGCATCTACTGATGAACTTCCCGCTGATGAACCAGTTGAAGAACCAGTTTGGAAGCGTGCGCCAGCAAGTTGGAAGAAAGACTATCACGATGTTTGGCAAACTGCCGACCCAAGGATGCAAGAGTATGCTTGGCAGCGTGAGGAACAAATGCGCAAGGGCGTTGAGCCTTTAATCTCTAAGGCGCAGTTTGCAGATCAGATCAATGAGGTAGTCAACCCTTATTTGCAGACCATCCAAGGCATGGGTCTAGACGCACCCAAAGCAATAAAAGCCTTGCTAGAGGCTGACAATATGTTGCGAACTAGTAATGGGCAAGATAAATTGCAATTATTTAGTAGATTAGCGCAGCAATATGGGGTAAACTTAAATGAAGTAAACTTCCCTCAAGGAGTTGACCCGACAATTTACGCACTACAAAACGAACTAAACAATGTTCGTGGTGAAGTGATTGGCTGGAAACAGCAACAAGAGCAAGTTCAAAATCAGCAGCTTTTAGGCGAAATTGAAAAATTTAGCTCTAAAGCCGAATATTTTGAAGAAGCGCGTCCGACCATGATTCAACTCCTACAGAGTGGCGTGGCGCAGACGTTAGAGGACGCATATGAAAAAGCTGTGCGCCTCGACCCTGAGTTATTTGACAGCGTACAAGTCAGCAAACAGGCCGAATTGGATAACGCAAAACGAGTAGCGGCAGACCGAGCAGCGAAATCTGCAAGGGCTAATGCGGTTTCGGTAAAGAGTTCCACACCAGGAATGGCTACCAAAAACAATGCTCAAGATAGGCGCAGTTTATTGGCAGAGCAATTTGACCAATTATCTGCACGACTTTAATTGATATAGGAGAATTATTATGGCATTTGCCAATTCCAGTATCAGCGACATCATTGCGACCAACATTCAAAGCCGTACTGGTGAGTTAGCTGATAACGTCACAAACAACAACGCCCTCTTGCGCCGACTCAAAGACCGTGGAAATGTGAAAACATTCTCTGGCGGTAACGTGATTTTGCAAGAGATTATGTACAACGACACAACAACTAACAACACGAATTCTTATTCGGGTTACGAAGTGTTGAATGTTTCGCAAAACAGCCCTATCAGTTCTGCCCAATTCAGCATTACTCAATATGCTGCTGCTGTGTCCATCTCTGGTTTGGAAATGATCCAGAACTCGGGCAAAGAAGCTATTATTGATCTGCTTGATGGTCGTATGATGGTTGCCGAATCTCAATTGGCTAACCGCATTGGCGGTGACATCTACACAGATGGCACAGGCAACAGCGGCAAAAACATCACTGGTTTGGGCGCAGCAGTTCCTGATGCACCTTCCACTGGTACTTACGGCGGCATTAACCGCGCTAACTATACTTTCTGGCGCTCGCAGAAATATTCTGGCGTGACTGATGGCGGTTCTGCTGTTTCAGCCTCAAACATCCAATCTTATATGGATGCCCTGGCCGTTCAGTTGATTCGTGGCACAGACAAGCCTGATTTGATCGTTGCTGACAGTAATTACTACCGTTTGTATTTGCAATCCATGCAATCCATCCAGCGTGTTACTGATGGCGGCAACTCCACTCAAGGCGCTGGTTTTGCTTCATTGAAATACTATGGCGCAGGCATGGCATCTGATGTTGTGCTTGACGGTGGTATCGGGTCTGCCGCTACTGCAAACCATATGTGGTTCTTGAACACCAAGTATCTGATGTTCCGTCCTCACGTTGACCGTAACTTTGTGCCAATTGGTGGTGAGCGTCAAGCCGTTAACCAAGATGCCATCGTTAAGTTGATTGGTTGGGCTGGTAACTTGACTAGCTCAGGCCCACAGTTCTGTGGCGTTCTGATCGCTTAAAGGAGTATCTAACATGGCATATACAATCACCCCCCTCATTGGTGTTGACTTTAACAACATCGTTAACACCAACACAAACAGCGCAGGAACGGCTGTTCCTACATTTGGCCCCTTGGGTGCTGAAGTGTTTGGTTCTGATGGCAAGATTTATGTGTTGGGTCAAGCCAACGCATCTATTTCCGCCTCAACAACAGCTTGCACTGTCAATGCAACCACATTCTTGGTAACAGCTTCAGGTGGGTCATACACCTCGCCCGCAGTTGACCTAGTTTCTGGTAATGTTGCATGGTTCTCTAAAGCATCTGTGTAAAATAAAAGGGGCGGCATAAAACCCGCCCTTTTTTTAAGGAACTATTATGGCTATCCCTTCACGAATTCTTGGCGCAGGCAACTCGCCCTTGTCTACAGTTTCCATCGCTGGTGATGGCGCTGTTGGCATTGTTGCAACGGGTTCAACTGCTGCTGATGCAAAACTGTTGTCGGCTGTGTTCAACACAATCACAACTTCCTCTGCTTCTACAGGCGTTAAATTGCCTCCTACTGAAGCTGGCGCACTGGTTGGTATTCGTAATGATTCGGGCCAAACTATCACTGTTTACCCTTACAATACAAGTTCAACTATCAATGCAGCGGCGACATCTGTTACATTGGCAACTGCAAAGAGCATGATTCTTTTTGCCCCAAGCGCAACAACTTGGGCATCCGTCACTTCAGCTTAATCCCCACAGGATAAAAAATGGCACTAGATTCCGATATTGCAAATGCAGACACCCATCTGCACGTTGAGTTTTATACATTTGATAAAGCACCGTACAAAGACACCCCGTTTGTGCGAATTATGGTTCCTGGCGATAAGTACAACATCATTGAACAGCCTGTTCGTGATGACCATAAAGAGCGCTTTCCCCGTCAATGGTTGCACTATCAAATGCAAAACTCAGAAGGTGGGCCAGTCATTGGCACAACTTTGCAAAATTGGCATCTAGACCGCCCTGAAGAATTTACAGACAGCCAAATGGCTGAATTGCAAATTCTAAAGTTTCAAACTGTTGAGCAAGTTGCTACGGCAAGCGATGCTCAATTGCAGCGCGTAGGCATGGGCGCTGTTGGATTGCGTGAAAAAGCAAGAGCATATCTGCTGAGACGCAATCAAAGTGAGAGTTCATTTGAGTTGGAGCAAACCCGTTCTGAGTTAAAAGAATTGCAAGAGCAAATGAAAGCCTTGTTGTCTGAAAAAGCACGAGGCCGCCCTAAAAAAGAGGTGTAAATTATGTCTAGCACTATGCTTCAGTTAGTGCAGCAAGTTACAAACGAATTAGGCGTGTCAACACCGACAAGTGTTGCTGGAAATTCTAATCAAGACGTTACCCAAATACTTGCCTTAATGAATGCAAGTGGTTACGAGTTTCTGCGCAAACATCCTTGGCGAACCCTTACAAAACAAAAGCAGTTTTATACTGAATATTTGACCACTACTGGCACATGGTCTAGTAGCGGATCATCTATCACGGGAATTCCGTCTACAAATGGTTTGGATAACACCTACATGGTGGTTGGTACAGGCATTGACCAAAACACCTTTATTCAAAGCGTAGACTCTGCCACATCTGTTACTTTAACTAGAAAAACAACAGCAGACGCAACCAACGCAACCGTGTACTTCCAAAAGATGAAGTACGCATTTCCTAGCGATTACGAAGCCATTATCCCAAGGACAATGTGGGATAAGGACAAGCATTGGGAGATGCTAGGCCCTGAAGATGCGCAGCAATGGGAATGGTTGTTGTCGGGATACATCGCCACAGGCCCCCGCATTCGCTGGCGTTTGTTCAGCAAGTATTTTCAAATCTGGCCTGGATTTTCTACCGCTGAGTTTTTGGGTTATGAATACCGATCAAACGCATGGGCAAACAGCGCCCTTGATGAACCCAAGACATCGTTTACCGCTGATTCTGATACTTGCATTTACCCTGACCGTTTGATGGTTCTTTCAACCAAGCTCAAATATTTTGAGGCTAAAGGTTTTGACACAACAGCAATGTATCGCAACTATTTGGAAGAAATGGAAGCAGCTATTGCTTTGGATATGTCTGCGGCTAACTTGTCGTTTGCACCAAGGCCAGGCACGATCTTGGTCGGATACGACAACATCCCAGACAGTGGTTATGGGGCATCACCTTAATGAAAATTGCCCAACGAACCGCCGCTAATGTAGCAAGTATTCCAGCCCCTGTTGGCGGTTGGAATGTGCGCGATTCACTAGCAAATATGTCGCCAACTGATGCGGTGACAATGACTAATTACTTCCCCACTGTGTCAAGCGTGAACTTGCGCGGCGGGTACAGTAAATGGTCAACAGGTATCACGGGGCAAGTTGACACGGTGATGGCATATGAAACAGGCACTACAAGCAAGTTGTTTGGAATTGCTGGTGGCTCCATTTACAACTGCACAACCAAAGGGGCTGTGGGCGCTGCTGACAAAACAGGGTTGACCAACAGCCGTTTTGAGCATATTAACGTCACAACCCCTGGTGGGAGTTTTCTTTATGCTTGCAATGGTGTTGATGATCCACTGCTTTACAACGGCACAACATGGCAAAGCGTCAACGCATCTAGTTCGCCAATCGCCATCACTGGCGTAACCACAAACAAGCTAAACAATGTCACATTGTTTAAAAACCGTGTTTGGTTTATTGAAAGAGAAAGTCTAAAAGCATGGTATTTGCCCACTAATTCAGTGGGTGGCGCCGCCGAGGTTTTGGACTTGAGTTCAATAGCTCGAATGGGCGGCTACATCGTTTCCTTTAGTGCTTGGACAATTGACGCTGGTTACGGCGTGGACGATAACCTTGTTTTTGTGACCTCACAGGGCGAGATTATTGTTTATCGAGGCACAGACCCCTCATCTGCAAGTACATGGGCTTTAGCGGGCGTTTGGAAGCTCGGGGCGCCTGTTTCTAGGCGTTGTTTGTACAAGTACGGTGGCGACTTACTAATCCTAAGTTTAGATGGCTTACTTCCACTAGCTTCTGCGCTTCAATCAAGCCGACTTGATCCAAGGGTAAATTTATCTGACAAAATTCAAGGCGCTATTACTGAAGCCACAACGGTTTATCAAAATTCATTTGGCTGGGCCTTGCTTTATCACGCCAAAAACAATGCTTTGTGGATCAATGTGCCTGTTGGCCTTGGTGTGCAAGAGCAGTTTGTGATGAACACGATTACAAAGTCATGGACAAGGTTTACAGGATGGGACGCTAATTGTTGGGAAACATTTTACGACAACCCATATTTTGGCAGTGATGGTTATGTTGGTTTGGCTTGGGACGGTTTTACTGATGATGTGAGTGATATCAATGGGATTGTTTTGCAAGCGTTTAACTATTACGAAAACCGTGGTGTAAAAAAATATTTCACAAGAGCCAGGCCATCTATTTTCACAAATGGAACTCCCAACATTTTGGTTGGCATAAATGTTGATTTTGATTTATCAGACACAACAGGAGCTTTGAACTTTAGCCCGTCAAGCTATGGGGTGTGGGGAACATCACTTTGGGATAACGCATTGTGGTCAAGCGGAACAATCATCACAAACAACTGGCAAGGCGTCACTGGCATTGGTTATTGTGCGGGGATTCAGCTAAAATCAGCCTCACAAGGCTTGCAAATTGAGTGGGCCTCAACTGATGTTGTTTTCCAACAAGGATGGGCTGGTATATGAACCCAAGGATGGAAAGATTTGCGGATGTTTCAGCCGAAGCCGTGGTGCTTATTGGCAAACATTGGGCTGAACTCTACGGCAACGCTAACCTAAAAAGCGATTTAGGCGGCATGATTGAGTTGGAAAAAACAGGAAATTTTGCATACTTTACCTTGCGCACCGAAACAGGTGAATTGGCGGGTCATGCAGGTTTTATGGTGTTTAGATCGCCTTTTTATGGCGCAATGCAAGCAATAGATGTTTTTTATTATGTGCTGCCAGAACATCGAGGCGGGTTGGGAATTTGCAAAATGCTTAAATTAGCAGGGCAAATGCTTAAAGTTAATGGCGTAAATCAAATCATGATAAGCCACAAAAAAAATCAAGATTTGAGCGTTCTGCTTGCAAGAGCAAACTACGAACCATCAGGCGAAACATACGAATTTAAGGAATAAACATGGCTTTCTTTTGCCCTCAACCAAGTGCGCCCGCAACGCCTGATTATGCGGCTGCTGCTACTGCCCAAGGCGCGGCGAACAAAGAAACTGCGATTACTCAGGGTTACCTAAACAATCCTAATATACAAGGCCCATTAGGAGGTCAAAACGTATATTTTGATCCTACTACAAATCAGCCTTCTATAGTGCAATATCTAACGCCAACAGCGCAAAATACGTTGGAGTCACAACAACGAGTCCAACAAAAATTAGCTGGCCTTGGTGAAACTGGTTTGCAAAAAGCATCCGGTATTATTGGGACGCCATTTCAATATACAGGGCCGCAAACAACTACTTCACTTGCAAATTCTGGACAAATACAAGGGTCGCCTGATTTGTTGGGCATGGGCAGGGCTTCTGGTGGATTTACAGGCGATAGAGCCTATGGCAATGTTGTAGGCGGTACGGCTCAAGGAAATGTGCAAAGTGGTCAAGCGTATGGTTCTGTTGCTAATCCCCAAGCAAGTGCTAATTTTCAAGGCCAGCAAGCAACTGGCGGTGTTCAAGGCGTTGACCTTCAAAATTCCATTGGTAATATTGGCAAAATAGATCAAAATTTAAACGCCAATAATTACCTTGCCAATAACCAATTAAATTTGAGTAATGTTGCTCAAATGCCTGTTAATGCAGGCACTACAGGCCAAGCGGCAATTATGTCTCGCCTTGCGCCTCAATTGGAGCGCCAACAAAAAGCAACTGCTCAAAACTTGGCAAACCAAGGTTTAGTGGCGGGCGGTGAAGCATATACCAACGCCATGCGAGATCAAAGTCAGCAGCAAAATGATTTGTTGACGCAAGCAGCATTGCAAGGAATTAGTTTAGATACTGCGGCAAATCAACAAGGTTTTAATCAAGCCTTGGCTGCGGGTCAATATGGCAACACTGGCACACAACAAAACTTTGGTAATGCTTTGGCTGCTCAACAAGCACAAAACGCAGCCCAAGGCCAAGGGTTTAATCAGCAATTGCAATCAGGTCAATTTGGTAATCAAGCGCAATTGGCAAGTTTTGGTGCAAATTTGCAAAATCAACAAGCGCAAAATCAAGCCATTGCTCAAAATTACCAACAAGGCATGGGAACACAGGCGGCTCAAAATCAAGCCGCTGCGCAAAACTTTGGTCAAAACGTAGCCAATCAACAACTTGGCAATCAAGCAACACAACAGAATTTCAACAATGCTTTGGCTACGCAAGCGGCTCAAAACCAAGCAATTGGGCAAAACTTTGGGCAGAATGTAACAAGCCAACAACTTGCAAATGCTGCCATTGGTCAGAACTATCAGCAAGGGATGAACACCCAAGCGGCTCAAAACCAAGCTCTCTTGCAAAATCAGAATATTGCATCGCAACAACAGCAATTAAATAATGCTGCTCAACTTCAGCAATACAACCAAAACCTGGGTGCGGGGCAATTTGCCAATCAAGCGGCATTGCAAGAGTTGCAAAAACAATTGACATTGCGCAATCAACCTTTGAATGAAATCACGGGTTTGATGAGTGGCTCACAATTGCAGATGCCTCAATTCCAAGGCTACAACCCAACGAATATTGCGCCTGCGCCTATATTTGCGGGTGCGCAAGCTCAAGGCGCGGCTAATATGCAAAACTACGGCATCCAGCAGTCCGGTGCTAATGCTGCAACAAATGGTTTGTTTAGTCTGGCGGGTGCGGCGCTTCCTATGTTGTCTGATCGCAGACTGAAATCCAATATTAAACGCATTGGCACACACAAACTTGGAATCGGTCTTTATGAATACGACATTCTGGGCGAGCATCAACAAGGTGTAATGGCTGATGAAGTTGAAAAAGTCATGCCAGAAGCCGTTTTGATGCACCCAAGCGGTTACAAAATGGTCAACTACGGTTTATTGGGGTAAAACATGGCTAATCAGTACGAACAGTTTAATGTTGCAAACCCTTACCAGTTGCAGCAACAAGAGTTGGATCGCCGCCAAAAGATGGCTGAGATTCTTCAGCAGCAAGCATTTGAGCCTGTGCAGGCGGGTTCCTATATGGGCATTCAAGCCCCAATCAGCCCTGTTCAAGGTTTGGCTAAAGTGCTTCAAATGTACTTAGTAAACAAAAACCAAGAAGGCTTGAAAGCAGAGCAAAAAGCCTTGGGCGAAAAATACCAAGCCGATACATCTTCTGACATTCAGCGATTGATTCAAGGCTTGCAAGGTCAAGCGGGTTCGCCTGAAATGAAACAAGAGCCAACAGCGGCAGACTTCCAAGACAATCCAAACCTTGCGTCAACATTTGCAGAGATGCAACCTGACCAACAAAAGGCGTTTACCACACCCGCTGTTCAGGCAAGGGCGGCGGGCTTGCTTGATCCATCGTTGATTAGCGAGTTTAAAACGCCTGGTATGCAACAGCAAGCCATGAATATGTACATGGCTCAACTTGCCCCAGAAGTGCCCGTAATTCTTGGTGAAGGTCAAATTGCATACAGCAAAAAAACAGGCGCAAAACTTTTTGAAGGTGGTTCAAAATCTCCTTTTGGCAATGTTAACCCCGCCTCATTCACACCCGAAAGTTTAAAAGTGTTTCAAAACAGTGGCGGTAAAGATATGTCTTTATTACTGCCCGCAGTTAGCGCAGATACTCAAGCAAGATTGACGCAAGATGCAGAACAAAATAAAGCAAAATTGACGCAAGAGCGTGAACTTTCTGATCGCGCATTTAATGGTTTGAGTGCAAATCAGAGGGCCTCGCTTGCCAATGAAGGCGCAAGAATCGGAATCAGTGCAAAAGAACTTTATTTCAATACTGGATTGAATGCGGGCGGTGCGCCAAATATGGCACAACCTATGGTGCAACCCGTTCAACAACCTATGGCACAACCCGCTAATCAGCCCGTTATGCAAGCGCCACAAACCCAAGCTAGACTCGTTACGCCGCCTATGCAAACCAGACCCGTTGCCGCGCCTGTGCAACCCGTTGCGGCCCCTGTATCGCCTAATCAAGCCTTAATTGCTGCGTTGTCGCCAAAAGCACAACAAGAGTTGCAAGTCAACCAAGCCAAAATCCAACAAGAAGCGGCTGGAGCATTGCCACAAGTAATGCAACAAGGTCAAACTTTGATTGGTGCAATTGATAGGATGATTGGCGCAAAAGATGCACAAGGCAAAATCATTACCCCTGAACATAAAGGGTTGAAAGACGTTGTTGGAACAACGATCCCGTTTGAGTACAAGCCATTCCAAGGTGGCACGCCTGGCGCTGACTTTAAAGCCCTTTATGACCAAGTTAAGGGTGGCGCTTTCCTTGAGGCTGTTCAACGCATGAAAGGTTCGGGCGCAATCTCTGAGATTGAGGGAACTAAAGCTACAGCCGCATTGACAGAAGCCTCAACAGCGCAGTCTCCTGATGCTTTCAGGACCGCATTGTCTAAGTTCAGGGACGCCATTCAAACAGGCATGGGTAACGCCGCAACCAAGGCGGGAAAAGGTCGAATTCCGACCTATAACCCCGCAACTGGAAAGGTCGAGTAATGTCTGAAGCATTTAAAACTGTAGAAATCCCAAATTTTGGGCCAGTTAACTTTCCGGTCAATATGTCGGATGACCAAGTTAACGCTGCAATTTTTAAGATTACGCAAACTTCACCATCACAGCCAGCAGTAGAAAAAACAGTTGAATCCCCCGCAATGATGCAGGGCCGACAGGCTGATTTGTCTATGCCTAGCAAAATGGGTTTGGCGGCGGCTCAAGGGTTAACTCTTAACTTTGCGCCAAAGATCGCGGGTGCGGGCGCAGCGGGTTTGGACATTTTGCAGCATGGCGTTAATGCCAATCCATCTGAGGCTTATGCCAATACCCGTGATTACGTTAAAGGCGTAAACGAACAATTTAGAGAAACCAATCCCAAAACGGCATTCGCCAGTGAAATGGTTGGTGGGTTGCCTCTTTTGCTTACTCCTTTTGGAATGACAAGCAAAGCGGCTCAAACAGCAGAGGCATTGTCAGCAGCGCAAAAAATGGCAATGGCTGCAAAAATGGCGGGTACGCAAGGCACTATTTCTGCTGTTGGCGCATCCGACATCAACCCTGTGACCAATCCCACAGAATACGCCCAAGACATTGCCAAAAAAGCGGCAATTGCAACTGCGTCTGGTGGCGTTTTATCAGGCATGGGGCAAGGCGTTTACAACGTGGGTAGCAATGTTGCACAGCGTTTTAATCCTGAAAGCGCCAAAGAAGCGGCTCGAATTCAACTGGCTCAAGCCTTAGAGCGCGGGTCAAGCGGAGATGGCGTAAATTCTGTTTTAAGCCGTGTTCAACGTGAAATGGGTTTAAATCCTAATGCAAGCATTGCGCAAGCGGGCGGGCCAAGTGCATTGGCAAAATTAGATTTAATGGCCTCAATGCCAGGCCAAGCCAAAACGCTTGTGGAGCGAAGAATTCGTGAGCAACAGATGTTTAGACCTGAACGCCTTGTAAACGCGGCTGACGAGGCTTTAGGCACACAGGGTAAGGGCTTTACAGCCACACTAGAAGCCTTGGATGCGGTTAAAAAGGCAAGTTCTGCGCCTTTGTATAAACAGCTTGAAAATGTATCAGTCAAAATTGATCCTGATTTGCAATCTTTGATTCAGGCTTCAACATCTGCGCATGGTAAGGCTGAATTGTTGACGCAATTGAATAGACAGCTACCAATTGACATTTCCAAGCTAAAAGCGGGGGATGATGTTCCACTTAAAGTTTTAGATGTTGTCAAGCAATCACTTTATGACATGGGTGAATCAGCCCGTGGCGAGTTTGGCAAAGCAACAAATACAAGCCGAGCCTATGATGATTTGCGAGTGGCATTGACAAAGAAACTAGAAGCCCTATCGCCTGCCGATAAAAATGGTTCAATCTACCGTCAAGCCTTGGATGCCTACGCTGGCCCTTCACAGTTGAGTAATGCTGTCGTTAAAGGCCGAACCGCTATGAAGCAAGACGATATTGCATTGTCTGACTTGATGGGCAATATGTCGCCAAGCGAAATAGAGGCTTTCCGCATAGGTGCATTGCAGTCTTTAAAAGACAAAGTTGGCACAGAAGCAGGTCAGACATCACTCCTAAAGATGTGGAAAGAACCTTCTACTAGTAACCGACTGAAAGAAATATTTGGCGATAACTATCAAAGGTTTGCTCAAGATGTTGCCAAAGAAGCTCGATTGAAGCCTTTGGAGCAAGTGGGTCGAGGCGCTGCAACTTTCTCTAGGTTTGCTGGCGCTGAAGACTTGGGTGTCATGCCGACCACAATAACTGCGGGCAAGGCAGTGGCAAATGCGGCAACTGGCAACCCATTGGCGGCTGCTGGTGAGGCGGCAAATGTCAAAAACAGGATTGGTCAAGTAATTAACCAAATGCCTGAAACAACACGTAATGAACTTGCTAAAATGTTGTTGATGCGTGGCCCAACGGGACAATTAGAAGTAGAAAACACGGCGGCTTTGATTCGTGCTTTAAACCAAAGAGCAACTCAATTGCAAACGGGTGGCGGCTCAATCATTGGGCAAAACATTGACCAATACGGAAGATAAGGAAATAATATGAGTTACAACGGTTCAGGCACATTCAACATCAATACAGCGGGCCAGCCTGTTGTAACAGGAACAGTAATCACCAGTACAGCATTTAACTTGCTGACTGCTGACTTGGCAAGCGGTTTAACTACCGCATTGACAAAAGATGGGCAGACCACACCCACGGCAAACATCCCAATGGGGACGTTTAAGATCACAGGTTTGGGTGCTGGCACTGCCGCAACTGATGCGGCTCAATTTGGTCAATTGCAAGCTGGCGCAACACAAATTGCAACGGTCACAGGTACAGACACATTTGTGGGTACTTTATCGCCCGCCCTTAGTGCTTATGCAACGGGTAATTTGTTCTCATTTGTTGCGCCTAATACGAACACAGGCGCTTCTACAATTAACCTGAACAGCCTTGGTGCTAAAAGCATAACTAAACAAGGCACAACAGCCTTAGTTGCAGGCGATATTGTCAGCGGTCGAATCTATCTAATTGAATACGATGGAACTCGATTCCAATTGATTAACCCTTCAGTTACTGGTGTTACATCATTTAGCGCTGGTTCTACTGGTTTAACCCCATCTTCTGCCACTACAGGTGCTGTCACCCTTGCCGGCACATTGGCAACTACCAACGGCGGCACAGGGCTAACATCCTTCACCGCTAACGGTGTGGTCTACGCATCATCTTCAAGTGCATTGGCTACTGGTTCTGCGCTGACGTTTGATGGGACTAACTTGGGTATTGGAACGTCAACCGCAGGCAATGCTGGTGCAGTAAACGTATCTATTGGAGCGCCAGGAACTACGGCTGGTGGTTTGCAATTATGGACAAACACAACGTCATCTAGTTATTTGCAATGGGGTACTGCGGCTTCTGGAACAAGTTATTACAGAGGCTATTTGCAATACAACTACAACGCTGGCTCTGATTATTTGGCTTTTGGTATTGCTAGTACTGAAGCTATGCGTCTAACTGGCGGTAACCTTGGACTGGGTGTTACTCCGAGTGCTGATTGGGCATCAAGTGGCTATAAAGCGTTTGTTGTTAAAACTTCATTTTTAGCAGGTTCAACTGCGCCAGGGGCAATGGTTCTTGGTAACAACGCATATAACGATGGCGCTGGCTGGAAATATGTGGCAACAGGTACTGCTTCATATTATTTGCAATATTTAGGCGCACATTCTTGGTACAACGCCCCATCAGGCACAGCAGGTAATGCCATCACGTTTACTCAGGCGATGACGCTGGATTCCAGTGGGCGACTTGCTATTGGGGGTACTTCGGCTACTGCAAGATTAGATGTTCAAAGTGGCTATATACGAACTGCAAACGGTTCATCCGTAGCGTATTTTGGTGATGGGGTTAGCCTTGTAGGTGGTGCTTCGGCTTCATCTTCAGCGATACGGTTTGACGGGGACACATTGTTGTTTGCCTACACTGCCGCCGAATTAATGCGCTTGACCTCTGCCGGTAACCTTACTGTTCCTGCAATTTATACAAATACTACGGCTGCTGTTACTTATGTTGCTGTAAGTTCTGCTGGTCTTTTGCAGCGTGGTGGTGTTTCGGCTTTGAAATATAAACAAGATGTGCGTGATCTTGAAGAAATAAATGTTGACCAAATTCGCGCTGTTCGTTACAAATCAAAATGCGAAAACGATGACCAAACTAAAGACCATTTTGGCGTGATTGCCGATGAAGTTGATGCGGCTGGGATTAAAGAACTTGTGACTTATGGAGCAGACGGTGAAGTTGAAGGCTTCCAATATGAACGCCTGACAGTTGTTTTGCTCAAGGAAATTCAATCATTACGCAAACGCCTTGCAGCCGCAGGCATCTAAAGGAAAATCATGACTACATTCAACTGGCAAATCCCCCAAATGGATCGCCTGACTTCTGACGGCTTTGTCGTCACGGTGCATTACATTGTCAACGCAGTGGATGGCACTTACACCGCCTCAACTTACGGCACTATTGGCTACACACAAGAACCTGGTGAGACTTACATCCCATACGATCAGTTGACTGAAGCTGTCGTGGTTGGTTGGGTTCAGAATGCTTTGGGCAAAGACACGGTTGAAGCTAGTTTGCAAGGTCAAATTAACGCACAAATCAACCCTGTGCAAGAATCCGGTCTTCCTTGGAGCGCATAAATGGAATATCAGGCGCTAATTAACTCAGCAATTGGATTAGCTTTTACAGTAGCAGGTTGGTTTGCGCGTGAAATGTGGTCTGCTGTCAAAGAGTTGAAATCCGATTTGTCTAAACTACGGGAAGAACTTCCCAAAACGTATGTTGCCCGCGATGATTATCGCGAGGATATGCGTGAAATTAAAGAAATGCTTGGCAAGATCTTTGATAAGTTGGAAGCCAAGCAAGACAAATAACCCAGCCCAGCTCCGGGGAAAAGGGGGTGCTGGCAGACCATCCTATTGGGTTAACGTCTGCCCCAAATTGAGAGCGCAATATGATTGACCCTATAACGATTAGTGCTGCCTTTGCAATAGCAAAAAGCACTATTGCAGGGGTCAAAGAAGCCATCCAGATGGGTAAAGACCTACAGGAATGTAGTGGCGACCTGATCAAGTTCTTTGAGATGCACGACACCGTTGAAAAGGGTGCGAATCAAGCCAAGGCTAAAACGTCAAACTCAGAGATGGCGCAAGCACTTGATTCTGTGATACAGGCCAAGTTTCTGAGGGATGCCAGAACTAAACTTAAAGAACAGTTGATTTGGTCTGGTCAGGGTGATGTGTGGGAAGCCATCCAAGCTGAATACAACATGATTGTGGCTAACCGCAAACGTGAGGAACGTGAGGCAGAGGCCAAAGCAAAGCAGCGCAGAGAAAATATGGCAGAGACAGTAAACATTTTGTTAATTGGGTTTGTGTCTGTGCTTGCTGCTGGTTTTATTGGGTGGGGTACGTTTGAATTTATTATGTACAAACTAAGGAACTGAGATGAAATACGCAATGCTTATGTGTCTTGCCTTGTCGGGCTGTGGTGTGGGATCTGACCCTGCTACTCCTGTCATGCCTCCAGTTAAATCAATGGCTGTCAAACTGAATTTTGATGCTGTGCCACCTAACCCCTTTGTGCTTGGCCCAAGTGGTACTCAACCTACACCAGCATCTGCACCTACTGTTACCTTCGTGAGTGGCCCCGTGGATGGCCCTATTGCCATAGTAACGCCTCCCATTATTACTACTATCCCGATCTTGCCAGCACCCAACTGGTGTACAGACGGGTTTGTTATTGGGCCTTGTGTTCCTTTGCCTCCTGTGACGGTTCGCCTTGATGCAAATGTGGTGCTGCCAACCCCATTTTTTCGAGGCCCTATTGCCCAAGAGTTTGTAGCGGGTCCAGTTGCTACCGTTACTTTTGTTGCCACACCCGTTATTGGTCGATCTGCAATTGTTAAGCCTGAGATTTTTGTCAGTGGATCAACGTCTTCTCAAATTAATTGGTGTACCAATGGAACTGTAGTTGGACCATGTACAGCAATCCCCAACATATGTAGTTCTGTTGGGTTTGTTTCTGGCCCTTGCCCGTAAGGAGATAAATATGAACTGGCTCGAACAAATTGCTCCTACTATTGCTACAGTTCTTGGCGGCCCCCTTGCTGGCCTTGCTGTTGAGGCTGTATCAAAAGCCATTGGCATTGACCCTAAAGACGTTCAGGCAACGATCAGTGAGGGCAAACTATCTGCTGACCAGATCATGCTACTCAAGCAGGCTGAGATACAAATGGCTGCTAGGGCAAAAGAGATGGGTCTTGACTTTGCCAAGTTGAGCAATGAAGACCGCAAATCTGCCCGTGATATGCAAGTTGCAACCAAGAGTTATTTGCCGCCTACCCTTGCGATTGGCGTAACAGTTGGATTCTTTGGCATCTTGGGTGGCTTAATGTATGGGCAAATAGAACACGCCCCACAGATTGACATTATGCTTGGCAGTTTAGGTACTGCATGGACAGGCATCATTGCTTTTTACTTTGGTAGCAGCGCAGGCTCTCAGGCCAAAGACGATCTTCTTCACCAATCTACGCCTACAAAATGAATCAAAACTTTGACAAAGCCCTTGCTGCTGTACTTGTTCACGAGGGAGGTTACGTTTTTAACCCAAAAGATCCTGGCGGGGAAACAAACCTTGGGTGTACCAAAGCCGTTTGGGAAGAACATTGTGGTCACATGGTAGATACAAAAACAATGAAAGCCCTTACCCCTGCTGATGTTGGGCCGCTGTACAAAACAAAGTATTGGGACAAAGTAAAAGGTGATGACTTGCCTTCTGGCGTGGATTATGTGGTCTTTGATGCTGCCATCAACTCAGGCCCAGGTCGTGCCGCAAAGTGGTTGCAGGCTTGTGTAAATGTGTACGCAGATGGCGTTATTGGCGACAAGACAATCCAAGCTGTACGAAATAAACACCCCAAAGAACTCATCAACGATTACTGTGCATACCGTTTAGCGTATCTCAAAATGCTCCAGACATGGAACACATTTGGCAAGGGATGGGAACGCAGGGTCAAAGAAGTAAACGCAACAGCGTTATCAATGTCATAACGGCGTAATAGTGAGCGATTTCAATACGCTCATGATTAAACGTGTTGACATTCGCAAAGAATCTGTCCAGTTAAAATTGTCGGTACTTCAAAACAAGTGCCTGCCTTTTGATACGCCGTATGACACTAATTTTGGATCTTGGTGGATTGCTACTCAAGATGGCGTTGATATTGGTTTTGCGGGGCTTGTGCGTACCGTTAGTTGGACTGATTGCGGGTATCTGTGCCGCGCAGGTGTTGTGCCTGCTGCTCGTGGACAAGGGTTACAGAAAAAGTTTATCAATGTCAGAGTACGACAGGCAAAAACTCTTGGGTGGAAATGGGTCATAACTGACACCCGCCATAACCCCGCTTCGGCAAACAGTTTAATTTCATGTGGGTTCAAAATGTTTGAACCTTCTAACCCGTGGGGTTGCAAAAACACGCTGTACTGGCGTAGGAAATTATGATGCCTGCTACAAAATATTCTGACCAGCAAATTATTAGCGCAATTGAGAATAGTAGTTCAATACGCCAAGCCAGTATCAACCTTGGTATAGATTTGTCTGGGTTGCACAAACGGCGACGACGAATTGAACAAAAAGAAAAAATAGAAATCAAAGCCCCGCAATCAACTGACCAATACAAACATCTGCAAACAGCACACGTTCACCCAGCCAGAAAAGACCTTGGCATCCTGAATGGCACAGTGATTGTTTTTTCAGACGCCCACTTCTGGCCTGGCATCTACAGCACAGCATTTCACGGTCTTTTGTGGGCCATCAAAGAACTCAAGCCTAATGCAGTTATCGCAAACGGAGATATTTTTGATGGGGCGGGTATCTCGCGCCACCCACGCATTGGCTGGGCAAAGTCTCCTTCGGTCATGGAGGAACTCAAAGCCTGCACAATCTCAATGGGATACATTGAAGAAACAGCCAAAGAAGCTCGCCACAATGTCAAGCTAATCTGGCCCCTGGGTAACCATGATGCTCGGTTTGAGACGTTCCTAGCTGCCAATGCGCCTCAATATGAACACGTTAAGGGTTTTACCTTGCGTGACCATTTCCCACTTTGGGAACCGTGTTGGGCAGTCTGGATGAATGAAAACACGGTGGTCAAACATCGATTTAAAGGCGGAATCCATGCTACCCACAACAATACCATGTGGTCAGGCAAGAACATCGTTACAGGCCACTTGCACAGTTTAAAAGTCACGCCATTTTCGGACTATAACGGGGTGCGCTACGGTATTGATACTGGCACGCTGGCAGAACCCTATGGCCCACAATTTGAAGACTACACGGAGCAAGGGCCACTTAACTGGCGTTCGGGTTTTGCTGTGCTTACTTTTGTGGATGGCAAGCTGTTGTTGCCTGAACTGGTGACAACACACAGCCCCGATTCAATAGAGTTTCGAGGCCGCGTGATTAAAGTAGTTACTCAATAACTTCTTCTTCAGCAACTTCTTCTTCTTCGCCTTCTTCGGCAACGTCAACTGCGTCCCAATTGCCGATCCAGCCAGCCTCTTCTTGGAATTCAACAAATTCCTTCAAGGCTTCAATCATGTCAAAGTCATGGGTTTCGACAGTCATTTTGCCGTTGCCCATCCAACCGAGTTCCATTTCAAATTTAAACATACTTGCTCCTAACGCAGCGGGATTGCTGCATTTGCTATCCTAGATGCTAAAAATGACGGTTACAAGACTTACTGAGTGACTTCAGGTATCTGTTGTTGAGTTTTTACTTGATGTTCAATCTTTTGCATCAGCACATAAGCGCCTGATTTAGTGGGTAGTTCACCCAATACTTGCAAGATAAAATTGATTTCATTTGTTTCAAAATTAAGATTCATGTTTTTCCTTTAAACACCATTCGCGTTCATTGCGTCCGGTGTTTGATTTTACTTTGTTGCCTGTTTGCTTAATCAACCCTAGACGTTCCATCTCGCTTAACCGCCTGGCAACTTGATTGGGGTCTAATCTTGTTTTGTTAGAAATTCCATCTTTGCCAAGCGCACCGTGAAGGATTAAACATTCAATTATTTCGGTGTAATGATCCGGAACTTTATCTTTGATTGATTCTGCTGCTTCGTAACTCGTCACTGGGTCATCTTTGCGAACTCGCGGAAACAAGTTCAAAGGGTGACCGCCAAAAATATCTGATAGTTTCATGATTTGTCCTTAATTTAATGGGGTACTCGCTGCGTCTGTGGCTGTCATAGAGGACAGCGCCTCATTTCCTATTCACAGCATCCGCTTTTCCCCGAATTAGTGGCAGACATTGACCTGTACGATGGTCTGCCAG